CTGGCCAAGCAATTCGGCGACGCGACGGACGTGCAGCGCGTGCTCGACCTCACGCTGCGCGAGCTGCGGGCGGCGGCGCTGGGCACGGGCCAGTAGTCCATGGGTCCTTCGGCGGCCGAAACGGCTTCCTGCCCTCACTCGGCGAATCCACCTCGAACGAAAGACTTTGACGATATGCCCACGGACCTCCCTGACCGGCCCAACCCCCTGTTCGCCGACCACCACGACCCGGTCGCAGAGCCCGAGGCGATCCGGAGGGGGCACACCGTACTCGTCAGGAAGCGGTACCGCGATATCCGCGACCTGCGCCGCAAACAGTCCGCCGTGGAGGCCGCCGCCGGCCTCGACCTCGACGGCCGCGAGATCTTCGGCCTGACCAAAGGCCAGTTCAGCCTGATCGACCTGATTCAAGCCGTGCTCACGCACACCGGCCCGGCGGCCTTGGAAATCAGCACTTGGACCGCGGCCAATACCGACGTCTCTACCGCGCTTGCGCTTGTCGCCTCCGGCCAGGTTACCGCGGCCCGGTGGCTCGTCGACCTGACCTTCGTGCGCCGGTGCCCGCAGCTCGCCGCCCGCATCCGCCAGACATTCGGCGACGACGCCATCCGCGTGAGCAAAAACCACGCGAAGTTCTCCGTGATCCATAACGCAACGTGGAAGGTCGTCTGCCGCACCAGCATGAACCTCAACCACAACCCGCGGCTCGAAGACTTCACCCTAGCCCACGACCCTGATCTCGCGGACTTCCTGCTAGCCGCCATGGACGATTGCTGGCGCACGCAACGCCGCCGGCTCGCCGATGGCGACCATACCGCCCTCACCCAATGGTGGAACAACCATGGCTGAAGACATGCCCAACGCTATCGCATCGCCGCCCCAGCCGCCGCCCGCGGTCGCCGTCGTGCAATGGCTAATCACTGGCGCCAGCGAACACGACGTTCTTGAGGCGTTGCACGCAAAGTACCCAGGAGCGGACGCCCGCAAGACCATGGCTGCCGTTCGGGCGCACTTTGCCGCAGAGGGCAACCCGGACACCGACGCTCTCCGCGGGTGGGTGCTCACAGGCTACCGCGAGCTGTACCGCAGGATGCTTGAGGTCGGCGACTTCGACGGCGCGCGAAAAGTGCTCAAGAACATCACGGAGGTCGGCCTATGACGCTCTTCGGCGGCAACAAAAACCAACGTTCGGCCAAATCGGGCACGCCCGACAAGCGATACGCTGCCCGCAAACGGGCCGCATCCGCGTTTGACAAGCGGGCCAGCCTGGCCGGCCGCGACATCGGCCAGATCCCGCCCGTGGCCGACCCGGCCCGCAAGGCCGCCGCCCGCGAGTCGTTCCGGACGTTCTGCGAGTCGTATTTCCCGGCGACGTTCTGCCTGGCATGGTCCGACGACCACCTGGCCGTGATCGCGGCGATCGAGACGGCAGTGCGAGATGGCGAGCTGTTCGCGTTCGCCATGAGCCGCGGCAGCGGGAAGACGAGCCTCATCGAAGTGGCCGCGCTCTGGGCGCTGCTCAACGGTTACCGCGACTTCGTCGCCATCATCGGCAGCGACGAAGGCCATGCGGCCACGATGCTCGAATCGATCAAGGTCGAGTGCGAGACGAACGCCCTCTTGCTCGCCGACTTCCCGGAGGCGATCTATCCGGTTGTCGCCCTGGAGCGAATCCATCAACGGGCAAAGGGCCAGCTGTGCCAGGGCAAGCCGACCCATATCCAGTGGCGGCAGCGCGAGATCCAGTTCCCCACGATCGAGGGCAGTGCCGCCGCCGGCGGCATCATCCGGGTGGCCGGCATCACCGGCCGCATCCGCGGCATGTCGGCCAAGCGCGCTTGCGATGGCCGCAAGGTCCGACCGAGCCTCGTGCTCGTTGACGATCCCCAGACCGACGAGGTCGCGCGGAGCCCCGCCCAAGTCGCCGCCCGCGAGGCGGTGCTGAAGGGTGCGATCCTGGGGCTCGCCGGCCCCGGCGTCCAGATCGCCGGGCTGGCCACCGTCACGGTCATCGCCCCCGACGACCTGGCCGATCGGCTCCTCGATCGCGAGCGGCATCCGGCCTGGCACGGCCGCCGCATGAAACTGGTCTACCAGTGGCCCACGAGCACGAGCATGTGGGACCGGTACGCGGAACTGCGCCGGGAAGGCCAGCGGAACGGGAACGGCGTCAAGGCGGCCGACGAGTTTTACATCGCCAACCGCGAGGCCATGGACGCAGGGGGCGTCGTCGCCTGGCCGGCTCGCAAAAACCCGGAGGAGGTGTCTGCCATGCAGCACGCGATGAACCTGAAGATCGACCGCGGCGAGGCCGCGTTTGCGGCCGAGTTCCAAAACGAGCCGGTCGTCGAGGTCAAAAGCGGCGAGGCGCTCACGGCAAAGGAGATCGCCGGCCGCGGCATCAACGTCCCGCGGTGGGTCGTGCCCCGCGGCCTGGACACCATCACGGCGTTCGTCGACGTCCAGGAGCGGGCGCTCTACTGGGCGGTCGTCGCATGGGGCCACCAGCTCCGCGGGCACCTGGTCGCATACGGCACCTACCCTGACCAGGCCCGCGCATACTTCACACTCCGAGACGTGCAGCGGACCCTCGCGGACGCCGCCGGCGGGGCGGCCCTCGAGCCGGCGATCGCCGCCGGCCTGGAGGCCGTCGCCGGCATGATCCTCGACCGGGAGCTCGAACGCGAAACCGACGACGCCCTGCTGCGCGTGGGGCAGCTGTTCATCGACACCAACTGGGCTGCATCGCAGGGAGTCGTCCGCGACTTTGCACGACGATCTAACTGGGGGCCACGAATCCTGCCCACGCATGGCCGGTTCGTTGGGGCGAGCGGCTCCAACATCTCCGACAAGTCGCCCGACAAAGGCGAGCGTGTCGGGGCCAACTGGCGCACGAGCACGATCCAGCGGCAGAGGCACGTGCTCTACGACACGAATGCCTGGAAATCCTTCCTCGCGACGCGGCTGCGGCTGCCCGCGGCCGACCCGCTCGCGTTCACGCTCCACGCCGGGAATCACGACATGCTCGCCGAGCACCTGGCCAGCGAACAGCCGGTGCGAGTCGAGGCCCGCGGCCGCATCGTCGACGAGTGGCGATTGATCCCTGGACGCGATAACCACTGGCTCGACTGCTGTGTCGGCAGTGCGGTCGCGGCTTCGTTCCTTGGCGTGTCGGCCGTGGGCGTGGAGTCGCCGGCGCCGCAGCGTGCAGCGGTGACCATCACGCGCGAAGACATGGCCAGGCGTCGCGCGGAGTTGCTCGCGCTCAGGAATCGCGCGTGGTAAGATCGGGCGTATACACCCTTACAGTTGTCGTGCCATGGCCAACATCGAAACCCGCGTCGTCTTTCAGCATTTTTTCGACCGTAAGGCGGTCGTCGATGCCGTCGGCAAAATGAAGGTGAAGGCGCTCAAGAAGAGCGGCCTAGCTGTGATGCAGGCGACGCGCCGGCGGATCAAGAAACAAGGCATGGCGAAGCCGCAGCTCCGGGTCCAGAAAGAGAATCCCGGCATGACGCTGGCGCAGTTGGTGCGACTGCCGTCGATCCGCGAGCGCGATCGGAAGGCCGCTCTTCGCAGAATCAACGAGATCAAGGATCCGCCACACTCCAACCCCGGAGAATCACCGTTCACACATACGGGGATGTTCCGAAATCACATCTTGTTTTCGTGGGATTCCGGCAGCGAGTCCGTCGTCGTCGGGCAAGCGATGCCGAAGGGCGATTGGCTCGCCCGGCTCCATGAGTTCGGCGGTAGCCAACGAATGAAGGGCTACGTATGGGTGCCGCGGTATCCGGGCTACCGATCGCCAATCATGAAGTTCCGTAGGGCCGGAGCGAAAGTGAACACGTCGCGGTGGCAACCTACGGCCATGCAGCAAACCCGGCAGTATCCGCCACGGCCGTACATGAATCCCGCGCTGATGGAGAAGGTCGAGGACGGGACGATCGTCAACTCGTTCAAGATCGGCGGAATGTAGTGGCGACCGACTAACACCAAACACGAACGGAGCCGGCTCAGGCTGCAACCTGGCCGGCTCCTCAGATCCCGGCGTGAGGTGCCGGAATCATGGCGGCAGACTACCAGACTACGGACGACTGTCTATGCGACGACGAGCGGCTTGCGGCGCTGTGCCAGCGGATCGCAGCAGAGCATGCCGCACGAACGCCGGAGCAAGCGTGGCAGATCACGAGGGGCGCGCTGGAGCGGTGGGCAGCTCGGGATCGCGAGGCGGCGAGGCCGCCAGCGGCCCGGGCAGCCCGCGCTCGCGTGGCATGAGCGAGATCCCGCTGGGCGGCCTCCGCGAAGCCTACCGCCTCCGGCGTCACCGCCAGGTGAGCCCGGGCCGCCATGAGTTGCGACCAGTAGCGGGTGATGACCGCCTGTTCGATACGTGGCGCGACGCCGTTCGGGCGGCCGGCGGTATTCGGGGCCGTGTCGTCACACAAGCCGTCATGGTCGACGCCGCGGGCCGTGTCGTGTTTCCGGTTGAAGATCGCCGCATGCCCACCCGCGGCCGGTGGACGGACGCCCTCCAGGTGCAGGTGCCGCCGGCTGGCTCCCGCAGCCGTCGCCCGGCCCGCCGGAGGGCCGGGCCTGCCGAGTCGCCGCAGGCGCCGAAGCCGGCCCCCGGCCGGGGCCGGGGGCGCACGCAGCTCTCACCCAAGGTCGTCGCCAGGCTCGCGGAGATCCGCCGCCAGGAGCCGACGTTCGGTTGCAGCGGCCGCGCGAATTTGTTGCCGAAGTAGAATTGTTCTCGCAAGCATGGGTAGGATGCTTCCGCCCGAAAGGAGGGTGCCGTGCCCGATTGGCGTTTTCTCGACGACCAAGCCGACGACGCGACCATCCGCATCAGCACCACACACCGGAATCCGCCCGCCCGCAAAGGCTCTTCCGCCGTCTGGAAGATGATTCAGGCCGTCGCAGCCATCGCCTGGCTCACAGTCCTGGGGTTGCTGGTCGGCGGATGCTGGCGGTGGGCTGCGAACCGTCCGCAGCAAGCCGCCGTCGATTTCGACCAGCAAGACAACCGCTCGCTGGCCGTCATCAACGCGCAGTCGCACATCAAGACAATGCTGCTGTCGCCGCGGTCTGCCAAATGGCCGGGGATCTTCGATGGCGTCATCACGCGAGATCACGCGGTAAGGCAGCGGCACGGTTCCTACGTCGTTCGCTCCTGGGTAGATGCCGACAACGCATTCGGCGCGTCAATCCGCACATGGTTTGTCGTCCACCTTCGGGTGCGGCCCAACGGGAACGCCGAGATTCTGTCCGCCCAACTGCTCGAGTAAGTTGCGACCGGGGCCGATAATCCGTGAAAAACAGTAGGATTGAGCCGCTGATCAGAAGGGTGTCGAAATGCACTGCCGGACCGCCGGACTTTTTTCTGCCGCCTGCGTGTTCGCGATCCACGCGACACCGCCGCTGTTCGCAGACGATGTCATAACGTTTCGGAATGGCTCGCAAGCCAAGGGCGAGATTCTTGGCTTCGAGGATGGCCGCTTGATGGCTGGGATCGGCAGTGAGGTGCAGCGGATTTTCGTTCGCGACATCCACAGCGTCCGGCTCGATGGAAAAAACGATGTGATGGCGGTCGTGATGAAAAACGGCAGCATCACGGAAGGCGATTTTTCCGGCATTGCGGAAGGCAAGGCAAAGCTGACTGACGGCCGCGAAATCGAACTGAAAAGCGTGCGGGATATGTTTCGGATTTGGAAGATGGCGACCGTAGTGAACGGGCTCGAAGACGAGGTGCGAATCGGCGAATGGTTCGTTGATGATGACACGGGAAAACGATATGCGGTCATCATTGACAAGGTCGGCCGCGAGCATCGCATGTTTAACGCCAGCAGGGGCGGCCCTGGAAATCCGGTCGCGCTTGTCGAACTAAAAGACGGCGTCCGCTTTTCGGTTGCAGGCGACCCGCCCGACAAATACATGGAAATCAATAAGGCAGGAAACCTCGAGATGTGGCTGGGCAAGCGGAAGCTCGCCACGCTGCGGCGATTTGGCCTCAAGGATTGACCCGAAGACCGGATTAATTCCCATGACCAGGCGGCGATACTCGTGCCGATGCCAATCAAGATCGACCCGACCGGATACGTCCGCATGGCGGATGACCGAGGAAGCCCGCAGACGGCAGCCCGCGGAAATCAACTACCTCGATCACGCGCAAATCGCTGCGGCGGTGCCGATCGTGTCACCGCAACAGATGGGCGGAGTGGCGTAGGGGTGGGCGGCGCATTGGTAACGATGTCGTCGATCGCTACCAAATCGACTCGCTAGCGAATCCCGTATCGCAGCATCACGAGCGATACGAATGTGAGACGTTCGCGGTTACGCTCCGCCTTGCGATCGCGAAGAAGATTCCAGGACCGCAGCGACGTGGTCATGCTGCGAGTCGTGCGGCGACGATCCTGTCGCATGGCAGCGATAACCGCGATACCAACACCGGAGCCCGTCCCCATGGATCACAACACCGACTTTGCCAAGCTCGTGAGCGCCATGTTTCATGACACCCGCGAATGGCGCGACCTCGATCAGCAGATCCGCACAATGAACAAAAAGCTCTCGCAGTGGCGGAAGGCCAGGTACGAAGGTGCGACGTTTCGCCTCACGCAACGCGCGGCCGTCGAAGTGTGGGTGGCGATGCAAGTCTGCTATGGGATCGTTGAGAAGCCCGGGGCCACCCTGCCGGCCGCACCGTCGCAGGCGGCCTCGCTCCAGCCCGCGTCGCCCGACCTGGTCCGCGTCATGGGCGACGGGGCCGTCGTGACCGGAGCGTTCGACTACGCCGCGCACGAGACGGTGGCCGCCGCCACCGGGCTGGGAATGGGAGTTGTGATCGAGGCCCGGGCAGCGTGACCGAGGCCGTGCCGATCGGCTGTCTGTCGCATGGCCAGAAGGGCATGATCGCTCGCGGGACGCCTGCCGCCGTGCGCACCCTTTTCAGGGTTGTGGTGAGTGGTGAAAAGGGTGGAAAAGGGTGCGCAGCCCTTCTCTTGCAATCGCTCCGCAACATGCAATAATCCGCCGCGAAACAGTCGTTCCCGCACGAAGGAGCGAGTCGGTCCAGAGCGTTTTCACACCGTAGAGGTCACAGGTTCGAATCCTGTGTTGCCCACTGCACGGCGGTGCTGGCTCGGGCT